CCAGAGTCTATGTAGTTATCTTGCCCATCTGGAAAGAAAAATGCATTATCTTGTATTTGGATTGGAAGTGCTCCTTCATACTCATCATAAACCTCTCCTGCTTGTGTGCTATTTATAGTTTCTGAGGCCGTTGTAGTGGTTACTCCCCGTTCATCAGTGGTCAAAATATCCGAGTTTCTCAGCAAGTATGTAAGTTCTGATTTTAAGTTATTCATTTGAAGGCCTCTTTGATTATTTTGGGTAGTTTTTGATGAATGACGGGTGTAATAAATGGTCTTGGTTCAATCCCTCTTTCAAAGATCTTCTTTGCGATTGGATAAGCCGCATTTTCGTCTCCTAATTTTATTCTACACCATTCTTTCAAATGTTCTGGACTAATTGGTTTTCCCGGGAGTCTTCCGTATTCTACATCTCGACCATATCCAAGGGTCCTAATAACAATATTTCCATTTTCATAAGTCACTCTGACTGATGCTTTAAGATGTCCTTTAAAGACGCTGTCATTTCTTTCTATTTGCTCTATGATTGCGTTTCTTAACTCGTTTAGAATTAAAAACACTTGTTTTTGAATTTCCATATTACCACTTGGTTATTTTTTTAAATTAATCTGAATATTTAAATCCTTTTAGAGATTTGATTGTTTCAATTAATGAGTTGTCTGTGTTGATGATAATCGGGTTAAATTGTTTGATTTCTTCATATTAAACTATAAATTTCATTCATATTGTAATCTCTGAATGGTTGCCCGTTTCCATGAATAAAGGTGGGTTTTGTTTTGTATCTCGTATAAACTTTTTTATCTTTGATGAAAAAATGTTCGTGTGCGTCTATCATATTTAAAAAAACATTTGCTTTATGGTCTAATTTTAACTTATTTTCGATTGCTAATTTCATTAACCACCCTTGATCGTCTTCGCCGGCCCAGTTAAATCCTTTTTTGCATAGTTTAAGAAATAGTTTTTTTGTCATGTAGTACATTCCAGAATTAACATACTTAAACACACTCTCTGTTTTTGGGTGTTTTTCACGGAGAGTATCTCCAAATGCTCCACTCCAACAATTTGCCTCTACTCCAATCAAAGAGTTCCCTTTTATTTTTTTGATTGTGTTTTCTGGAGTATCCAAACAAAAAACATCAAATGCATCTAAAAAAATAAAATCCTCAATATCGTTTTTAATTAAATATTCTCTTAGAATTGGCAGTTTCATTATATTTTGCCAGTTTTCTACCTTTTTGTAGATTATTTCATAATCCCACCCAAAATATTCAAGAGATCTCTTTAATTGTCTTGTTTTTTCGAGATTATTCGTTATTGTCAAGACTTTCATTGTATATACACCCTTCTGGACAATGGGTTCCTTCTTTTGTTTTTGTGTATCCTTCTTGACATATTTTTGGTCGTTTGCTTGAACCATATATTTTGCATTTTCCACTTTTAGTAAGGTTTTTACATTTATTTAGAATAAAAACTTGATTGCCTATCGCATGAACATTTTCGTGCATGTTGTAATAATTTCTTAAATCCTCAGTAAGTTCAACTGTGAATACGAAATATTTGCAACATTCTCCTTTGCATATTTTTAAGTTTTCTAAGCAATTCATTCTACCAAAAAGAGAATAACCGATTTAAAATGATTTTCTCCTGCTGGTTTTCTCATTATGATTGTGTCTACTCTAAAATATTCGCTGTCTACAAGAATTAAATCTTCTTTGTTCATTTCTTGATCTTGTTTTATTTGTAGGAAAGCGTCACCCATTTCAGTTAGACCTTCTTTTGAGTAATCATATCTGTTCGTTCTTTTTGTGAATATTCCATAAAAAGTTTCATTTGTTCCCCTCGTGTAAGTTGGAGTTCCAGAAATATTTGATATTGTTTTTGTTACTGGAATTCTTACTAATTCTCTCGAGAAATCAGCAAATGCATTATTTTCAAAGTCCTCTTTTACTATTCCTAACTCGCTTGCCATAAGTTTTTGATTTGAATATAATATTTAAATCCTTTTAAGCGAAGACTGGAAACTCTGGAATTTGTTTTAATAAGAAATCTCTTTCTTTAGTTAAATCGTCCAAGTTTTTAGAAAAATGTGGATAAGGGACTCCTTTAGTAACCGAGTGATCTGGAATAGAGTAACTCGTTGCGAATGTATATGTTGAACCAATCATATAAAGAGAACCCATTATTCCTCCGATTACTCCGGTTAGTTTTCTTACTATTTGAGGAACTGCTCCTTTATAGACAAGACTATTTGCCTCGTGAGGGTAAACTATATCGCAAGTTATTTTTTTTAGATCCTTGTCGATTGCGTCTATTTTGGTCCATTCTTGGTATCCATCCATTCCTGCAATTAATACCCAGTCTCCTACACTCAATAATTTTACATCATCTAATTCGATTTGTGTGGTTCCACTTTCTACGCTTTCTGCGATTATTCTTTCTTCTTCTTCTTCTAACCATCCATAAACATATTGAATTGAGATATTTGGACTCAACGCAGAAATAAAATAATTCTTTCCTGCAGAATTCAATAATTTGACTGCTCCGTGTTCATTAAATCTAATTTCTTCTATTGATATGTCTTCGTCTGAAATTCTTAACTTTTTAACAGACATAAGTGGAAGTCTTCTCAAATACATTATATTTTTATTATTTCCATCAAAGATTTCTATTTTTGTTTTTGGATTGCAGGTTGTTTTTAATAATCTGTCTACTTCTTTTTGTGCTTCCTCGAGAATACTTTTTAAGTGGTTACTATCTATTTCTATTTCGGTTACTCCTATTTTTTGAAGGATGTCTTCCTTGGTGCAATATTCTATCATTTCTTTGTTTTCTTTTTCTGCGGTTTTGGATCTTTAACTTCAATAACTTCTTTAACTTCAGTTACTTCGTTTTCTTCTTTCCATCCAAATGTTCCATCAGATTTTGTGTATCTAATTAATCCCATTTTTTTCTCCTAATTTAATTAATATGAAAAGGAAATTGGAGGGTTGCTCCAATTCAGAGATATTATATCCCAAATGCCAAGATTGTCGCTGCACCAGTAGTTGCACTGTTTAATAGAACTTTATTTGTTGTAGTTCCATCAATAGTACATCCATTAATTGCTCCAGATGCGTCTATTGTTGCTGTAGCGAATTTTACTTCACTAAAGTCAGACAATATTACCCAGTCAGACTGAGTTGCAACTGTAACAGTATAAACACCAGCTTTAAGTGGTGTTCCGGTTATCGTAACGACTTCTCCAACGCTTCCAACTCTTGATACTGCTTTTTCTGCTGCTGTCATTTTATCTTACCAAACAAAGTAATTTAGCGGTTCCCACTGCACTTGAGGTCAAAGTTATTACCTTTGTACTCAAGACTGCTGTATAAGTTTCTGCAGTAATAGCACCATTTGATGCTAAGACACTTCCACCTACAACTGCAACAAGTTCCTTCACGCCTTGTAAAGTACAAGTATCATTTTGGGTAGCTTTTGCTACTTCAACGAATACAAGTCTTGTTCCTTTAAGTCCTGCTCCACCAAGTGGTGCAGCTCTTATTGGAGTTACATCTACGTTAACTGCTGTCATTACTTAATCCTTCGAATACTCGAACAGAAGGCAGTGTTTCTAATAATAAGTGCTTCATACATTTTAAGCATGAACTTTTCACTATCATTAGTCTTAGCAAGTTCTTCGTATACCATGTCTTGTAGGACTCTCATCTCTACAACTGTCAAATCAAGGAAATAAATTGCTTTTTCTCCAGTTGTATTTGACATAAACATGCTTGGAATAAGAGTCACTGGTCCACACATTGTGTGTAAGACTACTGACTGAAATCCCCAAAGTACTTGCTGTTGAGCTTGCATGTATCCAATTCTTTGCTGTAGTAATCCTAACACATCTGTATAGACTGCTGAACTACATACGGCAAGAGATGGTCTTCCACCATCATCGAAAGCATACTGAACGGCTGTGTTTATGTCTTCTAATCCAAGGTCTGCAGTTGTTTCTTTGTCAACTTGGTTTGTGGTACTCATCAGAGTGATAATACCGTCAAACTCGTTTGCATCGTCACTTACGCTACCGTTAATTATCAAATTTTCTTCAAGTTCCTTTAGTTCTCTTGCTTTCACAAGTACTTCTAACTGCTTTGCATTTGGAGCTGACTGATCACTGAATGATCCTGCCATGCTCTGGCCTGCTCCAGCTTGGAAACCTGACAATGCATATGATGGAATTGCGGCTCTTGCGACACCAGTAACTCTACCTACTGCATATAGGAATTTGATAGCGGTTGATTTTCTGTCGTAAGTTGTGTTTGTTTCGCTTAAAGCACTGTCTTCTGCTGCTACAAATCCACCACCTTTTGCGGTGATTACATTGTAATCTGCAGTTAGGCCTAAGTTAGATACTCTTGGGATTATCTCACAAAGAGGAGTATATTTCCTCGTTTGGTCGATAATCTTTGGATCGACATAAACAGGTACTAAAGCATATCCTGCGGTTCCTTCTCCACCAGTTTGTGAAGTTAGTGCTTTGGTTTCTACTAAGTTTGAATTGTTCATTCCGAACATATTCGCTCTCATATCAACTTGGTAACTTTCTACACCGCTTGCCATTGATTTAACATCAATTCCTGCGTATCTGGTTTTCTCTGGTAGGTTTCCGAAAGATATTGCATATGCTGTTATTGCTTCCATTATCTTACTAAACTCAACGCTGTCACGTTTTTATTTAATTGTCTTGGCTCAGCTTCCTGAATTGCCTTTATTTGAGGCTTTTCAAGTAGCTTCTGAATTTTTACAAGTTGAGATTTTACCTCCGCAAGTTCTTCCTTTACATCTGATTTCTCAGGTTCTTCTGATTTCTCAGGTTCTGATTTCTCAGGTTCGGATTGAACTGCTTCAGATTGAATTTCTTCAGTCTCAACAGGTACATTTTCTTCTGCCATTTTCTCTTGAACCTCCAAAGGAGGTGAGTGTGATGTGTGATTTTCTACTGGGAATGATGTGGTTGTTAATGCTTTATTTTCTATATTTTTTTTGTACCATTCTCTTAAATATTCATATCCTTTTTCAGAAGTCATATCTTGTGATTTATTCCATACTTCTTTGGGATATGTACTTGGTTCAGATGGGTCTGGTAATTCTTCTTTTTCTGT